CCTAGAGACTACTTGTCCATTAAAAAATCGAAGAAGGGACCTCTTAAGCAGGTTGTACCATCCTACGGGACTCTAAAGAATAACTATACTTTGCTATGGGATATGCCTAGCAATGAAGGTTATATTAATATAGTATCCGTGATGCAGAAGTTCTTTGATCAAGCGATCAGTGGTAACTGGAGTTATAATCCAGAGCATTTCGATAACAATGAGGTTCCTGTCAGTGTAATGGCACAGGATCTATTAACCACCTATAAGTATGGGTGGAAGACATCTTACTATCATAATACATATGATGCTAAGAAAGATGTCGATGAACCAACCCATCCAATCGGATGGTATGATAACGTAGAAGAACATCGAGAGGCAACAGACCGTCGTCTCCAAGAACTTCTATACGAAATGGAAACCGCTGAGGAGGACTGTGATGGCTGTAAGGTCTAAGGAGATTAATGGAGTAACAGTTTTCAATCAAAACAAAACTGATACTCTTAAGCAACCAATGTTCTTTGGAAAACCTCTGGGAGTCCAGAGGTATGACGGTGCTAAGTATCCTGTCTTTGACAAACTTACAACACAACAGTTAGGTTACTTCTGGAGACCAGAAGAGGTATCACTTCAGAAGGATAGAGCTGATTATACTCAGTTAAATGATACCCAAAAACATATTTTCACATCTAATTTAAAGTACCAGATCTTACTTGATTCAGTACAAGGTAGGGGACCTGGACTTGCTTTCATTCCATACTGTAGTTTACCTGAACTAGAGTCAGCAATGATAGCGTGGGAATTTATGGAGATGATTCATAGTAAATCCTATACTTATATCATCAAGAATGTATACTCAGATCCATCTGATATATTCGATACTATACTAGACGACGAAAAGATTATTGCACGTGCGGAGTCAGTCACTAAAGCATACGATGAGTTCATTAACCAAGCACACTCTTGGGACACTGGTTGTATGTGGACTGATAGTAGTCGTGGATCACCCACATCTAGATGGTGTGAGAAGGATCTAAAACGTTCACTTTATCGGGCAGTAATGAATGTTAACATCTTGGAAGGAATACGCTTTTATGTTAGCTTTGCTTGTAGTTTTGCTTTCGGTGAACTCAAACTTATGGAGGGGTCAGCAAAGATCATCTCCCTTATTTCAAGAGATGAAAGCCAACACTTGGTACTCACTCAGCAAATAATTAAGAAGTGGCAAGAGGGTGATGACCCTACTATGCTAGAGATCATTAAGGAAGAGGAAGAAAACGTTGTTGAAATGTTTAAGAAATGTGTCGAAGAAGAGAAGGAATGGGCTGAATATCTGTTCAAAGATGGTAGTATAATAGGGTTGAACGCAAAGTTACTCGGACAGTATGTTGAGTGGATTGGAAATCGCCGTATGAAATCGGTAGGTTTACAACCCATCTATGATATACCACTGAGAAACAATCCCCTACCTTGGACTGAGCATTGGTTGAACTCTAAAGGACAACAGAATGCTCCACAGGAAACCGAAATTGAATCCTACGTAGTGGGAGCTATTAAACAAGATGTCACAGCGAAAACCTTTTCGGGGTTCAAGCTATGATCCTTGGTCCATTAAAAGACATCTTAGATTCCTTCGGGAAGTTAAACACGATTTAAAATATGGATCAAGATTAAGGGTTAAAAAGTTTAGAAACCCTGACAAGTCTAAATAATTATGTAGCAATCGCTACATTAACGTTCATCCTGATACATTCAGGACGCAAGTAAGCCGACTCGGAACGGAGTTCGTTCATCCTTATGATACCATTCGCACCATTACTAGCAACCGCTATTGCGTGTGCAGAAGCTGAAGATTTAATCAACGGCATACAACGTAATAGGGATATATCATCTGACTCTAAGCAATCGCTTGTCGAGGTGATAAAATCCACAGCAGAAGGGTGTTTTAAGGACGCAAAAGCCGACTGAAGGAACGGGTCTAATCCACCCTACCTTAAGAGGAAAAGCCAATGGCACAAGTAACTTACCGTGGTGTCAAGTATGACACAAATGACAAGTCCAAGAAGTCTTGTCAAGAAAATGTACAACACCTTGTCTATCGAGGGATAGTACTAGACAAAAAAGTACCTGTATGTGCTTAAAATCAAATGAACGGATTACATACCCCCGTATAGGGGGTATTTTTTTGTCTACATAGTACAAGCATATCCCCAGAACTACTATGAAAATCTTCCTAGATTGTTCTGATCCTGAGCTGATCAAGTCTGCTTATGATACTGGTCTTGTGGATGGTGTCACCACCAACCCCACATTGATGTTAAAAACAGGACAGAATCCAGTAGATGTAATATATCAAATATCTGAGATCTTTTCTTGGACTTCCTCAGTATCAGCTGAGGTTGTAGGAGAAACAGCCGAAGAAATGTTAGAGGCTGCTGTAGAATACTACAACATCGCACCTAATGTTACTATTAAACTTCCCTGCACGATACAAGGACTCCTTGCGTGTCAAGATTTAACAAGGGATGGTATCAAAACCAATGTCACACTAGTCTTTAGCCCTGCTCAAGCAATTCTTGCTGCCAAGGCAGGTGCCACATATATCTCACCATTTATAGGTAGATTATATGATCAGTACACTGATGGTATAGGATTAGTAAAAGAAATTAAAGAAATTTACTCAATGCACAATGTTGAAACTCAGATCCTCGCTGCTAGTATTAGGAATCCCATTGATGTCCCTCGTTGTTTTGCAGTCGGTGCTGACGTATGCACTGTACCTATTAGTATATTCTTCAAACTCTATGGGCACGTCTTGACAGACAAGGGGTTGGAGATGTTTAATAGAGATTGGGCTGACTTACAGGAGCAACTTTATGCAGAACAATAGTGAACCCAAGCTTAAGGTATTACTCCGTAAGCTTGATGATATAGTATACGAAATCAAATCCGAGGTGTATTCGGACCCTTCTAAATATTTGAAAGGTCCTAACGTACAGATCGGTGATGACAATGACGGAGAGTATTGATTATGAAAATCCCTGGTACTACAATGGTACAGCTTTCACTTCTGACGATATTGGCGACCAGTTCGGTTACGTCTACCGCATTACTAATAGGGAATCGGGCAAGCAATACATCGGAAGAAAGTATTTCTACCAGAAACGAAAGCCTAGAGGTGGAGGTCGGAGGGTTACGTCTGAGAGTAACTGGAAAACATACTACGGATCTTGCCCTGAGCTTAAAGAAGATGTTAGAAAGCTTGGACGCAATAGTTTTCAACGAACCATCCTTTCATTACATCCAACCGTGGGAAAGACTAATTATGAAGAGACAAGACAGCTCTTCATCAACAATGTCCTCACCGAAGCACAAGATGGCAGACCCAGATATTATAACTCCAATATACTAGGACGGTACTATCGAAAAGACTACTTCCCAACACAACTACACGAATCCAAGTGAGGCTCAAGACCTAGGACATCTAGAGGCAGGTTCTCACGAGGATGAGTATGTTGATCCTGCTACTGGTTTTAGTAAGAGAAAACCTATCAGTGACAGGGAGTGCATTTATAAGTGTTTAGCTAATTGTATATCACTTGCTGGTTTGGACAAGAATCAGGTAGAGAGGTTAGCAAAACAGTTCAACCCACACAATGAAGTAGAACTTAATATAGAGTCGGAATACCCTCCTTTGTAAGGTAATATATACTGTAGAACTCAAAGGCTATTATGTCAGTATCAGTACAGTATGTTGAGCAATTGAAGGAGTCTGTGAATGCAGTAAGACAAGCGTTCAAGACAGCATTAGATGAGGATGTAGAAGATAATATTACTAGTGAAATATGGAGACACTACCTAGGATTGAAATCAATAACTGCCAGCGCAGAGAAAGAGATTGATCCCCTTAAGGGTGGGTTTAAAATTGATTGTACAGACCCAGTGTTTGCAGGATCAGGAGTCAAGGGTGGCTTCTCTGATGATATAATATCTTTCAACACTGACACGTATGCTGCTGCAGGTACAGTAGATTTTTCAGGTGTAGCAGGAGAAGATCACATCAGCTTAGGATAATGAGAGGCATTCTCAATAACTAGGTATTTTTTCTCAATAAATAAATTATGGTTGCAAATTTCCTATGACCTATTCCGTTACTCTAATTGATACAGCAGGTGAATCTACCACCTTTGACTGTGAGAAAGATGAATATATACTAGATAAGGCAGAGGAGGTAGGTGTTGACGCACCTTACTCTTGTCGTGCTGGTGCGTGTTCTACCTGTGCAGGGAAGATAGTTTCAGGCACAGTGGATCAGGAGGAGCAATCCTTTTTGGATGATGAGCAGTTGGAAAATGGCTTCGTGTTAACTTGTGTTGCTTATCCAACGTCAGATGTTACAATAGAATTGGGTCAAGAAGAAAACCTGTAATGGCAAGGTATAAACTTCAGATGGAAACAGAAGAAGGTTGGCGAACTCTCAACAGGTACACCAACCTTTCTCCTGCTAAGGCTGAATTTTATGTTAAGTTATGTCGGTTCTCTAGAGACCTAGTATATAATTATGTTCCTATTAGGGCTGTTGAAAATGACTTCTAGTTTTGGTGAAGACTGGTATAGTGAGGACAATCTCAAGCTGAGACAAGACACACTCAGGATCTTGATGAAAAAGTATCCTAAATATACCAAGAAGGTATATGAATGTGCAGATGAATGGTGTAGGAAGCAGGTTACTACCTCAGGTCTTACATCATACTTCGAAGCATATTATCTACCAAAAGTTACCGACGCACCTTGCGACATATGAACAAAGTAAAAAAGACATTCGACCAAGTAGTTACTTGGGATAGAAATCTTGCGAAGAAATTCCAAGATAAATTTAACCTGACAGACTACCAGATGTTGTGTGTCTCATTCGCAAAAGGATTCATCATCGGAGCTATTCTACTATGACAGATTCAAACTTTACTACGGAGACAGGACCTACTACTTACCCAGTAGCAGGTGATGGAAGCGTATTTACAGATGGTATATTGGAGCAAATCCATACACATCTACACGAACTTAATGCTAAGGTAGATCATTTGCTAGAGCATATGCATCAACCCTTACACGGTACGATTACTATAGACTCACCCCCTAAGACAGAAGCAGGTAACACAGAAAACGTATGACTTATCCAGCACCAGACAAACCTCCTAAGGATGACTGGTTTGACAATCCATTAGACAGTATGCCTATCGCAACTGATAAGGGTGGATTTGACTGGGAAGATACAGCACCCTCTGAATATGAACCTCCCGACGAGGAACCAGAAGAGGTAACAATGCACGAGAAGATGTATAGGATGGCAACTGCCAGATACAATCCCTTCTCTATAGGTGGTTCAGAGAACTGCGATGCAGATATTGATTGTCCCACAGGTGGATCGGAAGCAGCGTGGAAGGTACCACCTAGACCAGAGGAAGAGATTTACGATCAACTCAATGACCCTTTTGGAGGGTATTGACAAGCAGCGTTACAGTATGTTATAAATATCCACGGGTGCAAGGGCACTGTCAATAAGTCCCCCCGATGATACAATGGGGCTGAGTATAAGCAGCATATGTATC